GTGTTGAAACAATTTAAGTACGTTCCCAACGAGTCTCGTGCAGACTCATATCTTTCTCCCCACTGGGGGTCCTCTCCACTGATCATCATGGACCATCGTTCCACACGTTTCACAGGATCTGCTATCATAGCAACCTTTTCGTTGAAATTGTCCACGCAGACAAAATATGACGCAAAGTAAGGATCCGCCGTGACGTAGGTCTTTGCCCCAAGATTGAACACCTCCGCTAGCACTCTAACTGCAGTCTCTTCACAACCAACCTTCGTCGCACACACCAACGAATCGTCCCCCATAAACAGTGCCCACACCACAACTGTGCCTCTATACGCATAGGTGACACTCAGAATATTCAACAGCACATTCCCGAATGCCGTGGTGGCATCTCCAGATTTCCTCTGATACATCACATGCAGAGACAAACCCAATGCCACACTGCGCAAGGAACATTCGACGTGACCCGAAACCCACTGTTGAAGAAACTCTTCGTCCAGTCCAAGCTCTCTGAACACGTACTCCTCCAACTTGAAAACAAATCTCCCCTGAGACTTGTCATATTTGGAGAAGTCGTTTTCTAAGAATTTCAAGGTCGACGCCCCGAAAGGGTGGACTCCATTCAGGAATCCCTCTATGTCTCGCATGTCCTTTGTGAGGTTGACGTGGTAATTTGGTTTAAGCAACGCCAAAAACCTCCTTACCAACACCCTGAACATAGAACTGTACAGTGCCGACAGGGCCTTCTTGTGGTACACGATCACTTGGGGTTCCGTCCGAGAATCCAAAGGTTTAGTGCTCAACGTCGGCTTCACATCGGCTTTCAACATGACAAGGTACTCCCCTACAGGCATTTCTCCCAATGCCTCCGAACCTCTCTCCAACTCAGCTATCACCATCCCAACTTTGTCTGGAGTACTCTGAGCAGCCCACTCTCGCAAAGAATCCTCCGCCAAAGCCACCTTATCTGTCTTAAACCTAGCCAACATTTCCTCGGCCTCCGGGACACATGCCTCCTTCAAAAACGTGGCCCAGACTTCCTCCACCATAGACGACTCATCTTGAGGCAGAGCCACTTGAGGTGCATTGAGATTGCGTGCTGCCATTGAGGACAACAGTTCCTGTAGCGTGCCCTGCCGCTTAGGAACATTCAAAGCCTTCAACTTACTGTGGTATAACAATCTCGGTTTGGGTGGTTCTCCAAAGTAACTGGGGATGCGCAAGTAAGGAGCCGCCAGCGTTCTGTCTTGCGGATCCAGTGACACGCTTGCAGTGTCATATTCCAAGTCCTGCAATCCCACTCCAGGCACCGCCGCAGCATACATGCCATTCAAAGTGTACACTGGATCAGGATCGGGTTGGAAATCCACGCGCCTTCCTCCCAATGCTTGACGCACCACCGACATTGCATGCAACGAATTGCGATCACTCGGAGCCTCCTGAAACGGATTCAACTCCCTTGCCTTTCTCACCAGGGCATCTGTTGTCTCCGACACAGATCCCAATGTCGAAAACAAAGGTACCTCTTCCAGTCGGAATCTTGCTGCATCTAACAAGACCCCAGATGAGCGTTGAGACAAAGCTCGCATTGCAACTGCCCATTTGCCAGAGAAGCCCCCACCGGCTACTCTTGCTCTGAGCACAGCCTGCCGAGCCGACTCCACCGCAGCAGCTTCTCCATTTCGCATGACCCAGGACGAAACTGCTTGCGATAGCAGCAAATAAGACGGCGCATCAACAAACTCAGACACCCCGACTCGCGCTTCCTTTGCGAAAGCACCGCGCACCCAGTCTGCCGCCCCACGCAGTATGTCGTCAACGTAGCCGAAAGTATACTCCCAGGCAGTCATTGCGCACACTCGGGAAATCAACGCGACCCGCTGTGTCCACGACATAGCAGAAAATTGGGCCAAGGCTCGCACGCTCTCCATGGCGGTCTTGCTCAACATGCCAGCTTCGTACCTATCGACGAATGCTCGCGCATATATCTCCGGCACCAGCGCATCCACCAAACGCTGACCCAAACGAGATGACACCAAAACCGAGGTGCCTTCGACCGTCACCCGATCATTGACAACATGCAGCTGTTTTTTTAACAGCATATCGCGTAAACTGATCACGCGGCAACTGCATCGCCATCTGGTAAGTCCGGTCCACCAAACGCTTGCCAACCAAACGTGGTATCTTTCGCCAACTGGACATCTTGGAAGGGTCTGCGCCCAGCCCAGACAACTCCCAACAGCACACCAGGTACTTAGAAGTGGCCCCTTCAAGCTCCAGTGCATGCACCACCTTAGTCTCCAATGGCTTGTCGTCTAACGCGGTCATACGAAAGAACATAAGATGATGCCTGTTCATCATAAGTTCAAGCTGAAACCATTTCTCTCCAGAACCTGCCCCGAGAGAAAACACCTGCGACGTGAGCCATGAAGCCCACACACCATCCGGGTACCGCGTAACCCCAGCCGAACCTTCAGGGTACTGAATCTCCATAACCCCTCGATCTTTTCGGAAATGGACCCCCGTCCCTGGAATCTCACCGGCATCTTGCAACACCATATCCGGGTGGTAGACATAACAACCAAAGGCAACTCCGGCCGAAGATTGCATCATCATGGTCGCAACCTGCAGAGGGCTGTACGCATACAACGAACAATCCACACACAGAGCCCCCACTCGTTGCATAACTGCTCCCGGGAAAACAGTCGTCAAGATTTTTCCCTGTAAGTGCTCCTCGTACCGATTTCGCCCCACCGTCCTGCCCAAATCGTTCTCCAGCGCGG